CAGCTTCTCAGCTATATGGTATGCACTTGATACAGTGACCGTTGCTGATGTTAAGCAGAAGGACTTCAATAGTAAGGCTGGTTGATGGAGGTGCTTTATGACAGTTCGAAGGAGACGAGAACGAAAGAGCATCTTCAAGAGGGTAAAGGAATGGATTGGCAAAATAGGTACATTGAACATCGTGCTTATTTGTGTCGGATTGTTCTTTGTCTGGTTTAACTACCAGATGTTGGAGATGTTCAAGCTTTGTGGCGCTATTCCTGAGACTTATGCATGCGCAGTCATTGCAGCTACCATTGGTGAGTGTGGAATCTGTGGATGGATAAGGACGAACAAGGATAAGAAAACACAAAGGGAATGGGATAAAGAGGACCAAAAGGAAAGGGAATCAAATAACGAGGAAGGAGGAAAAGGATAATGACTATCGAGATTTTTCTGATGATGCTGCTTGCATGTTCTATTCTGACTACGCTCACTGTGGAAGCAATCAAGAAGATGTTTACCAATGGTGAAGCAAGAAAGGCGAACATTGTAGCTGCTGTGGTAGCTATCGTTCTGGCAGTTGCTATTGCCATTATTTATGCTATCATGTTTGCAGTAACTGTGAATGCTCAGTACATCGTGATGATTATTGCTCTGTGCTTTCTGTCTTGGCTGTGTGCTATGGTCGGCTATGACAAGGTTGTTCAGGCGATTGCCCAGATTACAGGTAAGAATAAGGAGGGCTAAGTCATGTCAGCTGAGAGCATTTACAAGCAACTAAAGCAAGCTATCGGCAATGACTTTGGTGTGTTTGGTCTTATGGGTAACCTGAAGGCTGAATCGAATCTGCAAGCCAACAATCTTCAGAACACATATTCTAAGAAGTTTGGTATGACAGATGCTGAGTACACTAAAGCTGTTGATGATGGTAGCTATACGAACTTCGTAAGAGACAGTGCCGGCTATGGTTTGGCACAGTGGACATATTGGTCACGCAAGCAGAATTTGCTTAAGTACAAGGAAGCTTATGGCAGCTCAATCGGCGATGAGACAATGCAGGTTGCATTCATGATTGGTGAGCTTATGGCAAGCTATCCTACTGTATGGAATGTGCTTAAGAATGCTAAGTCTGTTAGAGAGGCATCTGATGTGGTGCTTACTCAATATGAGAGACCTGCTGACCAGTCCGAATCCGTTAAGGTTAAACGAGCTGCTTTTGGTGAAGAGCTTATGAAGCAGTTGGTTGGTACCACAACTACCGAGGGAAAGGAGGAAACGAAAGTGGGATTTACGAATAGTCCTTTGGTAGGCTACACGAACATTAGTTCTAAAAAGACTAAGAATCGTAAGTATGATATTACACGAATCACTCCTCACTGTATCGTTGGTCTTTGGGCTGCGAAAAAAGGATGTGATTACTTTGCAACTACTGACCGTGATTGCTCGGCTAACTATGTGGTTGGTTCTGATGGTGTCATTGGTCTGAGTGTTGATGAAAAGGACAGAAGCTGGTGTAGTTCTAATGCAGATAATGACAACAGAGCTATTACCATTGAATGTGCTTCTGATGCAAGTCACCCTTACGCATTTCCTACTATCACTTACAACAAGCTCATTGACTTGTGTGAGGACATCTGTAGGAGATATGGTAAGACCAAGTTGCTTTGGTTTGGTGACAAGAATAAGTCTCTCAATTACAAGCCGGCTGTCAATGAGATGGTGCTTACTGTGCATCGTTGGTTTGCAGCTAAGAGTTGTCCTGGTGACTGGATGTATGAGAGAATGGATGACCTTGCAAATGAGGTAACCAAGAGACTTGGTGGTACAGTTGCTACTGAGTCTGAGGAAAAGGAAGAGCCGAAGGTTGAACCTGCTACAACTTCTATCAAGGAAGGTGATGTAGTTAAGATTAAGTCTGGTGCTACTTACTACTCTGGCAAGGCAGTTCCTACATGGGTAAGGAATAAGCAGTGGATTGTCAAGGAAGTTTCTGGTAACAGAGTCGTGATTGATAAGTCTACTGATGGTAAGAACTCCATCTGCAGTCCTATTCATGCAGACTACTTGACTGTGGTTAAGACTACAGCTACCAAGGAACCTGAAATATTCAAGTCCTACACTGTAAGGGTTAAGATTAAGGACCTTTACATTAGAAAGGGTCCTGGCACTAACTATGGAAAGAATGGATTCATTCCTGTTGGTGTTTATACTATCGTTGCAGAGTCCAGTGGAGCTGGTGCTTCTAAGTGGGGCAAGCTCAAATCTGGTGCAGGCTGGATTAGTTTGGATTATGTAACGAAAATCTAAGGAGGTAATGGAAGATGGCTAGTGAAGAGGCTAAGGTCCAAGCGGCCGAAAATAGTACAGAAATCTTGACTGCTTTCAACCGTATTCCTTATGCATTGATAAATGCAGAAATCACCGGTGGTGCCAAGGACACTTTGGACGAGCTGACTGAAATCTGTAAATACTATAAGGTGTATAAGAAAGGTGCAAGCTTTACGGTAGAGGGAACAAATGGTGACTATGTACCTGCCAAGCTTAATTATAAGATGGCTGCTTCCCTCATCAATAAGGAAGCGAGATTCCTCTTTGCTGAGCCACCTGATATTACGGTTGAGCCCAAGGGCGATGTCGGTAAGATTACTGAAGATGCAAAGAATGCATTGACTGTCATGAATGACTTGGTCAAAACGATTTTGGATGCCAATAAGTTTGAGGAAGCTTTGATTAAGGCTGCTAAGGACTGTTTCATTGGCAAGCGAGTTGCCGGTTTGGTAAACTTCAATGAGGATGATGGTGTAACAATCACCTTCCTTCCTTCTACGCAGTTTATCTATGAGACACGAGTTGGTAACCCGAATATCGTAACCAAGTTTGTGTGTTTTATCATCGTAAAGAATTCAATCACATTGAGTGAGAAGCGAATCTTCAAAAAGAAGTTTGAACTTGTTACCGATGAAGATGGCAATGACACTGTTTATCTGGAAGAATCTCTTTATGATGGTGCCGGAAAGATTTTGGAAGAGGTGACTGAATATCAGCCGACCTTGATGCCTATGATTCCGGTAAGTATTTTCATCAATGATGGTTTGACCGGTGAGGATTCCGGTGAATCTGAAATTGACCTGCTTTCGGACTATGAGTCTTGGTATTCTAAGTTGTCCAATGCAGATATTGATGCTGAACGTAAGTCTATGAACCCGACCAAGTATGTGGTGGATATGGAGGCAAACTCCACTAAGAAACTTTCTACTGCTGCTGGTGCTTTGTGGGACCTTGGTTCTGACCAGAACCTGGACAAGCCTAATCCGCAGGTTGGTATTTTGGAACCGGGTATGAATTACAGTGATGCATTGAAAACTTCCCTTGATAGAATTAAGACTGTTGGTTATGAGCAGGTTGATATGCCGAACATCACACTTGAATCTATGCAAGGAGCAATCACTTCTGGTAAAGCTCTTAAAGCTATCTACTGGCCGTTGATTGTAAGGTGTAAAGAGAAGATGAAGATGTGGGGGCCTCAGCTTAGACAGATGATTCATATCATTCTGCAAGGTGCAATGGTTTATCCTAATTGCATTACTCAGTACACTAATCATACGGTCACAGCTGTGGACTATGAAATCACAGTTGTGCAGAATACTCCGCTACCTGAGGATGAAATCGAAGAGAAGAACATGGACTTGTCTGAGGTTGAATCTAAGACTATGAGCCGTAAAGCTTATATGAAGAAGTGGAGAGGCTTGACTGATGATGAGGTTCAGGAAGAGCTTGAGCAGATTGCTTTGGAACGTCAGATGATTGAGGACAGTTCATTCAGTCCTGCTGGTGGTTCCGACAATGAGCCTTATCCTTCTGGTGGTAAGAATCCGGAAGAAGAGGTTGAGGACATCGAAGAAATCGATATGACCGAAGAATAAGAAAGGAGGATGCCATAATGGCAGGCAACAAACTGATATTCAAGAATGCTGAAGAGGCGAGGAATGTTATTATGGCATCCCAGAAAAAAGAGATTGCCAAGCTCTATGAAGATTGGGCAGATGAGATTGGTGAGAGAGCTAATTACTACTCTCACAAATCCACTGCAAGTGCTCCAGTGTCTGAGCGATATTACAGAGAATTGCAGAAGCAATTAAGAGCCACAAGTCAGGAAGTTTCCAATGAGGTATATAGAAAAATCAGAACGAACATTCATACGGTTGCCGATGCGGTAATTGCCGATAATGTTAAGTGGCTTGCTGATTTTGGTTTTTCTGTTGATGGGTTGAATGCTGCATTTAGTTATGTGCCTGATGAGATTGTACGAAATCTTGTTACCGGTCAAATCTATGAAAGTGGTTGGAGTTTAAGCTCAAGAATTTGGAGTGATAATGAAGCTGCTCTCAAAGATATTTATCAGGTAATGGTAAAAGGACTTGCTGAAAATAAATCCATTTATGAGATTGCTAAGGACCTGGAATCTTATGTAAGACCAAGTGCTCGACTTCCTTGGAATCTTCGTATGAAAGATGGCGTAAAGATTTATAAAAAGCAGGTTGACTATAATGCTCAGCGATTGGCAAGGACTTTGGTCCAACATGGCTATCAGCAAAGCTTCATTGCAGCAACTCAGAAAAATCCATTCATTACCGAATATGTTTGGAGAAGTAATGGTAGTCGAGTTTGTGAATTGTGTTTAGCTCGTGATGGTGTTCATTATAAAAAGGATGAATTGCCTATGGACCACCCAAACGGAATGTGTACAATGGAACCTGTCGTGGTTGATAATATGGTTGACCAACTGGCAGATTGGTTTAATAGTCCTGATGGTACCTATCCTGATATTGATGAATTTGCTAAGAACTTTGGATATAATCCAGATTAACTCAGATAACCCCAGAATGAATTTTAGGATATTATATTATAATTTATATATTTATTCCAAAAGGTTCATTCTGGATTAAATCTGGACCTCTGGAGAATATACATCAAAATGAGGTTTTGGATATACCTAAAATAAGTTCGAAAATAATTCAAATATTTTTCAAAAAGATATGTACAAGTCAGGAAAAATATGGTATAATAAATACAAGTGGTTGGGAGGACCAAATGAAAATCTAAAGGAGGAAATCCGATGAGTGAAATCAATCGAGAACGAATGTCCTTGATGGTTGAATGTGAGGATTGCAAACAGAAGTTTGAGATTACTTCAGGTGAAGCTGCACATTCAGTAACCCACAAGAAAGAGTTCAATGTAAATGGTCAATCAATATTCCTTACATATTACGATTGCCCAAGTTGTGGCAGACGCCATTATGTCCAAATTGATGATAAGACATCCCTTAATAAATTGAGAGAAGTTTCTCAGCAGTTTGTTAAGTTGTCTGTTGCAAGAAGAAAGGGCAAAGAAATTCCACAAAAGCAATCAGCTAAATTCAAGAAAGCTCGACAGCACCTGTCTGACTACAGGATGAATCTTATGAAACAATACACCGGTAAGTTGATTCACGACAACGAAACGGATTCTGATTTTGTGTTGAGGTTTTCGGTATGAAGCAGAACGAATCAGAGAAAATAATTTATTGTGATAAATGTAAGCATGAGTTTCTCTTGAAAGCTGTGGAGATAAAAGAGGCCATCGTCAAAATTGGTGATGTGTCGGTTACCTTGGTTTATTTTACGTGTCCAAAGTGTAATAAGATTTACCGTGTGTCCATCCAGGATAAACGTTATTATGAACTTAAAGAGGACCTTGAGAAAACTAAAAAGAGGATTCGAAGAAATCATGGTAGCAATAATGTTGAGATGGCAAGAATGCTGAACTCTATGGTTGTTAAAAAGCATGAGCGATTGGCAGCCTATGTTAAGAAAGTGAATGAGACATTCAACGGGACGTTTACCTTTGTGGCGTCTGAAAACAATCAAGAGGAAAAATCAATCATATATCTACCATGAGTATCATGGAACAAGGAGGAAAAATCAAAATGGCTGACGAAACCAAGAACAACAACCTCACTGATGAGGAAATTGAAGAGAACGAGGACGTTGAAGACCAGGACAACAAGGATGATTCTGGAAAGTCCGGTGATGATAAATCCGGTAAGGGTGATGATAAAGGTTTCAAAGGTGGTAAGACCTTCACTCAGGACCAGGTAAATCGCATGATGACCCGCGAGAAAAATCAGGGTCGTAATGCTGCTTACAAGGAGTTGGGTATTGACCCTAAGGACACTAAGATGGTCAATATGTTCAAAGCTTTTGTCGAAAGTCAGAAGACCGATGAACAGAAGGCTGCCGAAAAGGAAACTGAAAATCAGACCAAAATGAACGAAGCCGAGCAGAGAGCTCAGGTTGCTGAAGCTAAAGCTGAAGCTATGATGTTGGGTGTTAAGACCCAGTATGTGGATGATGTGGTTACTCTTGCACTTGCAAAGATGACTGAAGATTCCGACTTGAAGACTATCATCGGTGAGTTCAAGACTAAGTACCCTGTTTGGTTCGGTGAATCCGAAGAGGATGACGATAAGGGCAAGGGTAAAGACACCAAAGGTAAGACTGGCCAGAAGGGAACCGGTTCTTCTGTCAAGACTTCTAAGGAAGACAAGAAGGCAGATGAAAAAGGTTTGGGTGCACGTCTTGCCGCACAGCGCCGTGGTACTGGTAAGAAGTCCAGCTACTGGGGCAATAACAAATAAATGGAGGTAATGAAAGATGCTGAATCGTAGTGGTATCACTAATACGAGCATGGCGGCAACTAAGCAGATTCTTGCTAATGTTGACCTTCAGAGCTCTGTTGGTTGTATCGTGCCTCAGACTCTTGGTGTTGTTGTAGGCTCCAAGAAAATCGCGAAGGCAGGTACTCCTATCAAGATTGACTTGATGAATCTTCAGACCGCAGTCATTAAGGCTGATGGTACTACACCCCTCAATGCCGTGTTGCTTCACGACGTTGATGTAACTGCTGGCAATGCTAATGGCACTGCCCTGATTTTTGGTTTTGTGAATGTGAATCGTGTGGATTCTGACGTTGCTGCTGCAATCACTACTGCAGTTGCAGCTGATGGTGTTTCTCAGATGATTACGTTCATGAAAGCGTAAGTAAAGGAGGACAAAAGAGATGACTATTTTCGATTTGATGCAGAGTGTTGAACTCGTTGCATATTGGGAAGAGCTCACTCAGGATGAAGCTCCTTATCCTTGTGAGGAACTGTTCCCGGATGATAAGAAGAGAGGCATTTCCCTTAAGTGGATTAAGGGTTCTAAGGGCCTCCCTGTCGTACTTAAGACTTCTGCTTTTGATGTGCATGCAATTCCTCGTGCACGTATCGGCTTTGATAAGCTCACTGCAGAAATGCCTTACTTTAAGGAATCTACCTACATCGATGAAGAGCTTCGTCAGGAACTCAATCTTGTTCTTGAGACTGGCAATCAGGCCTACATCGATTCCGTTATGAACAAGATTTTTGACGATGAAACTCGTCTGCTTCGTGGTGCTGCTGCTTCTCGTGAGAGAATGCGTATGATGGCACTCACTACCGGTATTATCTCTATGGCTGCAAATGGCCAGAGCTTCACTTTCGATTATGGTGTAACTCATAAGGGTAATGCTGCAGTTGCTTGGTCTGACCATGCTAACTCTGACCCTATCGAGGATATTCGTGTTGCTAAGGAAGCAATTCAGGATGAGACCGGTGCTGTTATCACTCGTGCTATGTGTGATGGTGCTACTTGGAGAAATATCCGCAACAATGATAAGATTAAGAAGGCAATCTTCGTTCTTACCAATGGTGCTGGTGCTATTTCTGATAAGCAGCTTCGTCAGTACATTATGGACGAGCTCGAAATCGACGTTATGGTTAACGATAAGCGTTACAAGGATGAGAACGAGCAGACTGCTAAGTTCATGCCTGCTAACACTTTCGTTATGTTCCCTGACGGCGACCTCGGCAAGACTTGGTTCGGTACTACTCCTGCAGAGTCTGACCTCATGTCTGGTTCTGTTGCGAACGTATCTATTACCGATACCGGTGTTGCAGTTACTACCGTTCAGAAGGCTGACCCTGTTCAGGTTGAGACTATCGTTTCTATGATTTGTCTGCCTTCCTTTGAAGCTGCTGACCAGGTGTATATTATGGACACCACTGCAGCTTAATCGAAGGAGGAATGAATTGTGGTAAAAATTACAAACGGTAAAGAAATTTTTGAGGTAACTCGTGGTGCTTTTGACGGGATTTATTCCCGTCAGGGCTACGAGGTTCTGGAGGATAAAAACAATGAAGAAAATTCTGGCGTAAAAATCCCC